CTGCTAATGCTCCTTTTAAGGTAATATTTTCCATGTCATTAATAATACCTTGAGGAAGTTTTTGATTATTAGTTAGTTCTATTAATTTTTTTCCCCATTCTGTTTCTAAATCTCCTGCTGTTAAACCTTTAGCTTTTTTCTCTTTCCAAGTTTCTTTAAATTTTAAATATTCTTCATTTTTTAATTTTTCAAACTCGTTTGTATGTTCAGCTAATTTAATCATTAGCAACATACCATCTTTCGTTTTAGTAATGTTAGGAGAAATTGCATCAAAGTATGCCATTTCTTTTTCTGATACAGCACCTTTCGTTAATTGAATTTGCCCCATAACAAATTCGCCACCTAAAGCATAAGCAGTTTCTAACATTGCTTGACTTTCTGTATCAATAGGAATGCCAACAGAATTTAAAAAATTAGCCATAAGTAATTTAGTTTCTGCTAATTTACCAAATTTATCAGAAGGTATAGATGCAATAGTTCTTCTTAATTTACCTAATGAATTATTATTATTATTAGCTTTTTCAAAACCTGATTGATAATTTGTAGTTAAAGCAACAAGATTATTTGCTGATCCCATTTCCAACTGATCCCAACCAGTTTTTTTATCTCCACCAAGATTAATAGCACCAGATTTAATTAATGCTAAAGCTGCATCAGTATATTCTTGAGTTCCTGAAACTAAATTAGGATGTATTAATTTCATTTTCTTTTCAAGATCACTACTATTATCTTTGCTTAATACTTTTTGTAATTCTATATAATTTTTCGCTAGGTCATCTTTTTGTTTATATGCAAATTTATCTTGTTCAAATTGTGCTGCTGCTTTTGCTGCTGCTGCTGCATCGGCTGCTGTTTGTGCTTCAGTACCTCTTTTTAAACCCATTCCTATTGCTTGACCAAAAGTAACTGGTGTATCAGAATAACCACTAGCTTCTAATAAACCTTGTGCCATTCCTTTACCTTGAGGAGAAATAAGATAGTTTAATAAATTATTTTTTTGATTTGGTGGTGTGTTATCTGTACCTGTGCCTGTTTGTTTAACACCATCATTAGCAATACCTATTGGTCTTTGTCTGTTTGATGGTTGATTTAATAATGATGGTAAATTTCTTTTTCTTGGATCGCTACTATGACCATAAATAGCACTATAATTTTTATCATTTATAGGAGCATAATTTAATGCACTAAAACTTCTTTTATTTGCTGTTCTATTTTTTAGATCTAAGGGATTAAATATAGAGTTTCCTCCCAATGTTCCAGAATGTCTTGTTGGTTTTTTACCATTTGGATAAATAAGGCTATTAAAACCATAAAGTTCTTCTTGTTTAGGCGATCTACCACCATAAAAATTAGTTGCCATTAAAAGAATCCTCCAAGTATGCCACCTGCTGCTGCACCCATACCACCCATGCCAAAGTTTTGACCAAGTTGATAACCTTGCATTGCACCACCAAGTAATCCTGCACCAGTATTTCTAAATTGAGGTTTTGTTACTGCTGTTGTTGTTGGAACATTAGCACCAATAGATCCTAAGTATTCTCGTAGTTTGTAGTATGGTTTTTGTTGTTCAAAATCAAAACGAGCCATAGCATCTTGTATCTTAGCCATATCCATAGCTTCTTTTTGTTGTCCTATTCCTGCAAGTGCTTGAATGTCTGTGTAATCTGCTTGAGCTAATTGAGGAGCAAGTTGAGTAGCATTCATCATGTTTTCTCTTTCACGATTATATTGATCGCCATACACTTGCGTTCCTACTTTACCAAGTTCTCTTGCCAAAATTTCTTGATTTGCACCAGAGCCTAATCTTCCACCTTTTGCAAATTGTGATTGAACACCACTTGTTACATCTCCTGCAATTTGATTATATAATTGTTGAGAATATTTATTTGTACTTGGATCAAGATAATCGCCTTGTAAAATTTTATTTATTTGGCTTTGTGAACTAGCAAGTAAAGGATTATTTAATGATCTAGCTGTTGCTAATTTCATTGCTGCTGTTGTTTCTGGAGCAAAATTTGTATAAGTTTGTTTTGGATAAAAGTTTGGAGTTGAAGATTGAAATAAGTTTTGTGCTTGATCGAATGCTTCACTCACATAAGGTTTAACAAATGCAGATGGCTCTGCACTTGTTGTTGTTGTTACATTTGTTGGATTACTACCTTTACTCATTATAATTCCTTGCTAAATAAATATATTTTTTGTTCATATCCTTTTAATTTTTTGCTCCATCCTTTTCGCCCTGCAACCTCTATTGCTTGACACTTATTAAGTTTGGCAAACTTTTCTATTTCTGTTTGTATTGGCTCTAACCAATTATTTAAGTTGCTACCTCCTGCTAGGAAATAGCGACAAATCTTTTTCTGTGGATACTGTGCAACTTCTGTTACAACTGCACATTCCACTTTTTTATTCCAACTAATAAAGAGTTGGAAGCTGTTATTAATTAATCCTTTTAAGATGTCATTACTTGTATAACAATCATCTAAAGCCTTTTTGATAAGAGGCTCAACTTCATTCCATATTATATGTAAATCCTTTTCTGGTACTTTTAATATCATCCAATAACTACATAACCAAAATCTTGATCTGTATTTGAAGAACTGGCATGAGTTAGTGTTGCTGATCCATCAGCTTTAGCAGACACATATAAGTTTGCTTTTGCTGTGTTAGAATTAGCATTTGTAGGCTCAAGAATAATGATTGAATTTTCTCCTATTCTTGCGTCTGTTAATGTTGTATTTGTAGCACTTGCTGTTAATGTTACACTTCCTGTTGAGTTTAACTTTCCATCAAGTGTGTTATTCACAGTATTTGAAATTAATCGTAAATGCTGTGATTTATCTGGCATTGAAACAGGTACTTTAAGATATTGGTTTGTTGCCATTATCTTTTACCTGTTGGTTTTGCTTCCACATCTACACCAGACATAGTTTTAAAATTTCCTGTTACATCAACTCTAAGTCTATGATACCTGGAGGTTGATCGCATAGGACAATCTCCATTTGATTTAGTAGTAACAGCAGTTCCTTCTGTTATAGCATCTGCTTGAGAACTACGAGTAATAGGTGTAACACTTATTGTTGTATTATCACTTCCATTTGCATCAACAATCGGTCTAGCTGTTAATAAAGTGCTATTACGATTTTTTGCTCCTTCAAATTCAGTTGTATCAACTGTTGCATCTAAACTAGCTCCTAAAAACTTTCCAAATTTTTTATCAGAGTCAAAAGCTCCTAAACCAATAATTCCTTCATCATAAAAATATGAGTCTAAACTATATGGCAACCCATCAAGAGTTCCTAAAACATCTAAACTTTCTAAAGTTGTAAATGCTTCTTGAGAAGCAGTATTAAGAAAGTGTAAATCTTGATCGCTTCCTGTACTCCATCTATCAACAGCATAGTTATAACAAAGTAATTTATTATTTACAGTACCAGTTCCAGTTGCATCGCTTCCTCTATAAGACCAAACAACCATTGAATTATTTGGATCAACAGCAGAACAAATCCCTTCAAAGTTGCTAGTTAAATCTAGTAAAAAATAATCATTCACTCTTCCCACACCAATAGGTGTTAATTGTTGTCCTCCAGATAATTTATAAAAACCATCTTGAGCTAAGAAAAATATATCACTACCAAAAGAAACAACACTCTTAGGTGCAAAAGCACCAATGTTATCTGCAATCTTATCAAATTGAAAGATTAAAGGAGTTCCTACATAGTCCATTCTGTAAATGGCTCTTTCCATGAAAATAACTCCATAGCTTTCGCCACCAACTATTGCTTGAACATTACCATGACTTCCAACAATATCTTGATAACCAGATTGTGTAGTCTGACTAGGACTCCAGGTTGAACTATTATTTAGTCCTGACCACTTACATCTCTGATTATTAACAGTATGTTTTTGAAACTTATGTGTTTCACTTCCACCAGTAGCAGTTAAAGTAATTGCTGTTCCTGCTGTTGCATTAGCAGAGGTTGTTGCTACTTTAAAAGTATTTGTACCAACATAAATAACATAATAGGTACTACCATCAGTTAAGTTGGTTAATGCAGTATTTGAATTTCTGTCATAAACAATAGTATCGCCAGTTGACCAACCATGACCTGCAATAGTTATTTCATTACTAGAAATAGTATTAGAGTCAAAAGTTTTTGCTGTATCGTATTCTGTTGTAAATCCTGTAACAACAAAATCTCTCACAACAGCTAGATACTTTGATTTTAGATCAGATACTAAATCTGAAAATAAACTATCAACACCTTCTTCAAACTTTTGTATGTAATCAGCACCATTCGTTGCAATAATATTTGCTCCAAATTGTGTGAATGCCCAAAAGTCTCTTGATCCTTCTGTAGTAGAATTATTATATCCAGTTGCTTTGGATTTATCTTGAAATACAAGTGAACTATCCATTTGGTATAGTTTAGTTGTATCTCCTGCATAGTTAGTTGATCCATTTGCAGAAAAACTTGTAAATAAACCAACAGGAGTTGTACTTAGTCCTGCTCCACTTAAAGCTACAAATCTAGGAAAAGATTTATAACCAACAGCTAAAGGAATAACATTATTAATTTTTATTGATCCAGAATTTTGATAAGCAGGAAGATCTGCTTGTAATTGACCAAATTGAATATCAGCCATTAAACCACCATATATGATGACATCTGCAATGGTGCAGATGAAGTTCGACCTCTCTGTGCTGATTCATTTGCTGTTTTAACTCCTTCTTTATATAATGATGCCCATACTTGTAATCTTTCATCATTCATTAAGAATGGCTCACTTTCAGCGAGAGCAGAATATAAATATAAATCTGGAAAGTATGTAAGAATATCATTTGTTGTATTAGAACTAGACAAAGCAGTTGGTCTTTTAAAAAATCCAAATTCTATAACATCTGCTGAGTCTGGAGCTTTTCCAAGATGTATTTTATTTTTTATAATTGTGTAGTGAGTTGAAGCACCACTACCAACACCAAGATTATATAATCGCATAAAATCTGGAGGAGTAACATATCGTAAAAAACGATATGGACTTGTTTGTAATGCTACATATCGCATTTCCAAATACCCTGTCGGTAAATCATAACTTTGAGTTCCAGAAACAGTAGTTGTTGCTGTATCAATTTCTTCCATTTCACGCAATCTTAAATCTCTTGACATACGAGATTCTGCTAAATCTATAAATGTATCTAAATAGGAAGTTAAATCATCCCTGTTTAAATAATTTGCAATCTCTGTTTTCAGATTTGCGTAAGTGTCTAGTGCCATTATACATTTCCTTGATAAATTCTAAAAAATCTGTTGTCTGGATCATTAAGCCATTTTTTCATTCTATTGTGATCTAGTATTTGACCACCATTTGACATAATCCCTTTTTTTGCAAGTTGTTGAACTACTACAAGAGGAATAGAAGCGACCTTCGTCATTCCTGCGTGTTTACCCAACTCGCCTTTCATTCTATAAGCATCTTTTCCAAGATTTGCTTCTTTTTTATTTGCGTTAATTAATGGCTCGACATCTTGGACATCTTCTAAGTGTAATTTTTTATCAGACTCGTCAAAGTGTATTCTTGTTTTAAGAACACTTTTACTATCCTCATCATCAAGCCATAATTTTTTTGTCATTAAATTAACTCTGTTACATATACTTCGCCATCAGAACTTGCTTCTCTAATAACTGCAATTTTATCTGATCCACCACTTACTTTTACATAAATAATTTCATTCTTCGGTAAAAAAGCAGATGATGTTGTTGCAGTTGGCGATGCTCCTAATGTAAAATGACAAGCATGAGTTCTTGCAACTAACATTATAACTGAAGTTGTTGCTCCAAAAGTAGATGATGCACTTGAAGAACTACCACTTGTTAATTTTTGTACTGTTGAAGGTCTGCCATAATATATTCCGAAATTTGACATATCTTATCCTTATCTTCTTATAACAAAAGTTATTTCACATTCACAAGAAGTTGAGGAAGCTCCATCAGTAATCATTTCTATTGCTTCTCCTTCTGCTACATAATTAGCTGCTGAAGGAGTTGCTGAATCAACATCTCCTGCTGCACTTCCACTATGTGCGACAGTGATACCACCATCTGTTACTGCTGTTCCTGCAAGTTCAAAAGACAATCCTGCATTTGCAGAAGTAATTGCATTTTTAATTGTTGTGTAAATTTTAATAATTTTTCCACTATCTGGAGCAACTACAAAGCTACTACCTGCTGTGCTAATATTGTGAATTTTACCTACTATAAAATAATCGTTTAGTGTTCTCATTTTT